TAGCACCGTGATATCTTTGTTTACCGTTAGTTCTTGAATGTCTTTGTAATTTATCCTCTTCAATGTAAGCACCTTCTTCAAAACCTTCAACTGGTTTAGTTCTCGCATGTCTTCCTTCTGGAGTATACATTTCCATATTAGCGTCACCATACCCATTTCTCATTTCGAATTCGTCCCTATCATGTGAAGGTTCATCTAATTCAATTTCGTATACGATTTGATCTTCGTTTTCGTACATACCTGAACCACATTCAGAACAGTACTTACCTTCTTCATCTTCGTACATTGCACCTGAACCACATTCAGAACATTGTCCACCTTCTTTCATAGAATCCATTCTTTCTTCCATAGATTCCTTAATGTAATACTCTGCACCCGTACCGTTATCTTTAAGATGAATCCCACCTTGATCTTTAACTACCTCTACTTCGTCATTGTCAGAAAGTTTTTTAAATACTTTAACAACCTCTTCATCAGAAGCAGTTGTTAAGTCTAAAATTTCTTCATCATCTTCCGCACCCATAGCAGGTAATTCTAAACCTAAACCAATTTCATCATCATCGTCCTCATCGTCATCAAATCCTTCACCAGCGTCTAAGTCTAGGTCAGTGTCTAAATCTAAATCAACTTCAGTTTCATCATTAGGTTCATTGTTAGGTTTTACATCAGAATCATCACCACCAAATTGTGGTTCTTCTTCATCAGCGTTTTTTTCATCGTCAAGATCTAACTTAACGTCTTGTTCATCATCGGACCCTTTAGTTTCTACATCGTCAACACTAATCTCGTCATCTTCTTCGGAGATAGGTTTAACTTTTTTCTCATCTTTATTTTTTAAAGACGACTCAACGATGCTCTCAATTTCTTTCGACATATGTGCCGCAAGTATTTCTTTCGTGTTGGCTTTTAAGGCATCCTCTAAAGACTTCGCTTCTAGTAAAGCCTCTTCGATGATTGATTTCTTTTTTTCAGCCATTTTTCTTTTTTTTATTTGTTTTTATTTATTATTAAACAACGCAAATTAATTTGCATTTCTTAATAAATATGCAATACTTTTAAAAAGTGTTATTTTTTTATTAATCTAATAAAAAATTATTTAAAGAGTCTTTTAATAGACTATCTTTATTTTTTATTTTAGATTCTGACATTTGTTGTTCGACAGAAGGTTCCTCACTATAAATCCAAGAACCTGGGGTTGATGGTGATGTAACAATGTCCCAACATATTAACTCAAAGTCATCCTGAACAATATTCTTACCACCCTCTTTTTCTAAGGAACCGACACCTCTTGACGATACTCCAATTTTTAAACCTTTTCTTATGTAATTGGCGACTCTATCACCTTCACAAGAAATTATTCCTTGATTAACAAATCCTGGTGACATAATAATTTCTAACTTACCCATCAGTACATTACCCTCCCAAAATAGATCTACTACGTTATGGGAAATTCTACTTACGGCAACTATAGAAGATTCTGGGTGATCCGCCTCACCTAACGCTCTTTTTTCTTTAATTAATTTTAGATAGTTTTCCGCCTCTCTTCTTAAGATGGCTTCTGGGTATACTCTACCATTTCTATTCTCTACACCATACTTTTGCATTACGGCATAAACAACCAAAGGTTCTTCTATAATAGGTTGACCTTTGGTTAAGTTTGACATTTCATTTACAAAATGTCTGTTATCTTTTGGAGAAATGTATCCTGCGTCATATTCGACTAAGATACCTTTTTTATTTATTTCGTTTTTTTTGAGAATTTCCATAACAGTGTTATACTTTTATTATAAATATACCACTGTGGTAAAAAATTACTTTTTAGATTTATGGAAAGTAAAAACTGTATTATTTTCTAAACATTCATTTACGACATCGTAGATTATTTTTTTACTATTTTCTACGATATTAATTTTATTTATGGGTAAATGTTTTTTTTGATATAATGTTATCTCACATGACATAAAACTTCTTTTATTGACATTTAGTCCTGAAGTTCTCATATCTAAATCAACAATGTATTTATCTTCGTGAAATAATTCTTTGTTGATTGTATTATTTATTTTCTGTTTAATTTTTTTTCTTATATTACTTAAGAAAAAATTGTAGTTAAAATTCTCATCTTCTTCTTTTAACTCCCCCCACGCACATAAGTTTAAATATAAACTTTTTGATTCTTTATTATTTACGGTACCTATTTTTGTTTTATAGTTTTCTAATAAATCTAATTTGATTTCTTTTCCTAATTTCATTCATAAAATTTTTCATTTTTTGTTATTTTAAAGTTTTTATAATTATACTATTAAAATAGTTGTTAGTCAAATTATATAAATAAAAACCCCTCTTTTGGAGGGGTTCATTTTTAATCTATCGATTCTTTTAAATTGTAAATTTTACCTATCTGTGAATTGAAGTTTTCGTAATCAAAGTTAGTATTTAATAATTTATCTTTTACTTTTAATAACTTATCCTTTATTTCAATATCAGATGATTCGTTTAATTTAGTATCTATATTGTCGATACATTCTCTTTTAACAGATTCGAATAAAGATTTCTTATCATCTTTATTACCATTTAATACTGTTTTAATAATTTCTCTTTCAGTTTCGTTTATTTCAGAATACTTTGAGTTGAATTTAGACGCTAAAATATTCGCCAACATACTCGGTGGTAAACCTATAGATTCTGTTACAACAGTTTCCTCCACATCCTTTTCTAACATTCTTTTAGTGATGTTATTAATAGATTCATGTATTTTATCTATGTTAGATGCGTTTTTATCAGTTTTTAATAGAAAATCTATATCATTATAAAATAATTGGTTTTCTTTAACTAAGGTTACTCCTTTAAGTAATTTAGAAAAATACTCATTACCACCCTTAATATGATTCGTATTCAATGACTTTAATAAAGTTATATTTTCTTTAATGTATTCTTTAGCCTCAGAAGAATCGTCAAATTTTCTATTTTGTAAATTACTATAGATTAAATACTGTTCTTTTAATGTTTTGTTTTCACCAATAGTTTTTAAAAACTTATTAAACAATTTTTTACCTTTATCATCCTTATTAATTATAGACTCAATCATTAATTGTTTAAAAGTGTCCTTTATATTCCCAAAATTTTCCATGTGTTAGTTTTTATAATAAATATTAAACTTTTATAAAAAAACTTATTTAGTTAGTTTATCGATCTCTTTAGTCATTTCACTAATTTTTGAATTCAGTACATCAGTGTCCTTCTCGACAGAATCTAAATTGTAAACGTGTTCATTATTTTGTAAACTTTCAGTTAATCTTCTTAAATAAATTCCTTGATATCTTTTAGTTTTTTCTTCGTATTTCCTTCTTTTTTCTTCAGTCAGTAAATTACCGTCTTTTCTAAATGATTCTGTGGTTGCTGGTTCTGCGGCTGCTGGTTCTGCTACTGGTTCTGCGGTTGCACCCATATCGGCACCTCCTCCCATATCTCCACCTGCGGCACCTGCGTCACCACCTGCACCTGCTTCGGCTTCACCTGCCCCTGATAATAGTGCGTCAAAGTCACCATATAGTTTATCGACTCTATCAAATAATCCTGTTTTCTTAATAACCTCTGCGGTTTGTTCCATTTCTGCTGCTGCCGCTTTTTCTAATCTCTGTTGTTCTAAATCATTTCTGATTTCTTCTTCAGACATACCTAATATTTCTTTTTTGGCTCTAGTCATAGACATTGCACCGAAACCATTACCAGCGTCTGCAACAGAATCCTTATACAATGTTACCTTCAACTGAGTTTGTTCAACCTTTAACATCTCTGCTTGTGTAGATGGGTTATTGAGAGAAAGTGTGAAATTTTCTAACTCATCTTCTAAACCTAAAATATATAAATGAATGATAGCAATTTTATTAAGTTCTTGTATCATTGATTGTTGTATCCTATTGATAGTTCTAGCAAATCTAATATCCTGTAATGCCAAATTTTTACCATCACCATTTGCTTCCTCAAACCCTAAGAAAGGTTTAGGTACTCTAAGTGCGGTAAATAACTTTTTTTGTAGGTATTGGATATCCGCAATTTCAGAAAGGTTTGTTGCACCCGCCAAAGTATCTATCGGACTCGGTGCGTTTGGATCCCTAACTGGTATAAAATAATCTTGGTCTTGTGCCATTTGATTATATCGAGTATCTATCTGTCCAGTCTTTTGATCAATAACAGGACTTCTTTTGAAGTTATCTGCAATTTTGTTTACATATGCTGGTACATCCTTCTCATCGATATTACCGACATAAATTTTAAATATTCTTCTCTCAGGTGCTCTAGTTACTCTATAGATTAACATCGCATCCTCAGATAATAATAATTGTTTCCATATTCTTCTAGCCTTTTCTAACATAGATGTACCGTATGGTAATCTTCTGTCATCACCTAATAATCTAAAATGGGCAATTTGCCAAGCGTTAAATTCTATGTCCCTTTGACCCCAAATAAACGTAACGGGATTAAATTTATCATTTTCTTTAACAGTAGTATTACCTTCAAACCCTTCATTCTCCTTTCTACTAATTTCAATGTTAGGTAATTGTTTAACACCTGTAATACCCTCATCACTATCAATATTTAAGAATAAAAAATTGTCACCGTATTTACAAGTATTTCTTGTCCACATAGGTAATGAGGTATGTATATCTAATCTATTAAAAAATAAGTCCTCTAAAATTCTTCTTACTCTTCTACTTTCAGAGAATATATTAATAACTTTATTTTCTGAATTTAATGTTGTAGATTCCTCCATCATAATATCTAATGCCGCAGCAATTTCTGGAAAAAATTCCATACCCTCAAAATCTGCATAAGATGCCAATCTAGTTGTTTCATAATAAATGGAATGTTGATATATCTCATTATCAACTTTTTGCCACATATTCCCTAAATAGGTGTCTTGTTGTCTTTTAAGTTTTTCGAATTCAAAATCTTCCTTAGATTTAGTTTTAAGGAGTTCCTTATCATTTATAGAATATCTAGACTTATTTTGTGCCCTTTTTACTTCAGGACCAAATAAATCATTTAACTGTTGGAATATCGTTTTTCTAGCCATTTTTTATCTTTATACTTTATTACTATTATAATAAATATCGAAAAAAACTAAATACTATCTCATACCAAACAACCAGTTGAACTCCCCATTGTCGTTGTTACCGTTATTCCCTTGTTTAGGGTGGTATGATGGTGTGTTAGTGTAGAATGGATTTACATACTTTTGATCCTCTAAAAATGGGGCAACTGTTTTATTATTAATGTTAACCCAACTATCTAACATAGCCTTAGTTTGTTTTTCAACCATCTCTAATTTTTTAAATGATGTTTGTACTATAAAAATACACATAGCGTAAGCCATTATGATATCGTCATGATAACCTTCCATATGATCGGGTCTACCATTTTTATATACAAAAGTCCTCAACTCAGAAATTAACCGATGTGATCGTATTATTGTTTTATTCTCTCTTATATGTTCCTCAAATTCAGAAACTAATTGTAATCTAGTATTACCTACGTTAAATCCTGGAACTTTATCACCTTCAGTATATTTTGTTTTTGCGTACTTTTCTGACAATTTCCTACTTTTAGGATCATCATAGTGTAAAAAGTTATATTCCATTTCTAACAGTTTTAATACCGTTGCGACACCCATACCACCAGTAATATCTACTATCGTATAGGCACTATACATATTACCATACTTGTAAACCACCTCTGCCAACATATCTGGTGGTAGTTTATATTTAAATTCTGCAACTTGTTCTAAATTATCAAAATCTAAAATAACTATTGTGGAACTATCTTTACCGTCACCTCTACTAACGTCTACACCCATAATATATTTATGTCCTACCTCAGGTTTCTTCCATATCCACATAGCCTTCTCTAATTCTGCAGAGAACTCAGGATCTTTAACAAAATTTTCCTCATGATATGAAATAAATTCATCATCTATGACGTTACCTCCAGAACCAATAAATGATACATCAAGTTCTTGTGCAATCTTTTTTGCATCACCCATATCTGCTGCCATCTCTTCGTACCAAGGGGATAAAGGTTTCCACCCTTCTTTAATCATAACCTCATAATATTCTATGGTAGATTCATCGGTTTCATATATTTTTTCTGAATATTCCCACCTCAATTTAGTCCTACTTAAAGTTTTACATTCTATCTTTTCATTTTCACCCCTCACCCAAAATAATCCTCTGTTGTATCTAACATCCTGATACCACTTCATTTCAACTACATTGAAGTTGTTTTCTTTATTTTTTGCACCATCATAAGTTTTATAATATAGTGGATCCATACCATTTGGTGTCGATATCAGTGCAATCTTACCACCTGTACCTAAAGACGCTATTGCTGCGGCAAACACATCCGCACCATTATCGATAAAGGCTGCCTCATCCATAACTAGGAATGTTGGAGTAAAACCTCTTAAAGCATCTTTTGATGTCGCTAATGCCCTAATTTCACAACCGTTAGATTTTAATTTTATATGTCCTTTAGAATTAATTTCTAAATAATCAGTACCCTCATCTAATCCCCACACCCAATAAGGTATTTGATCGAGAAATTCCTTTATTTTTTTTAAGAACTCTTGTGCCAACGTTTGTTTGTTGGCTAATATCAATACTTTATGTGGACTATCTGGATCACCAAACGCAGTTTTAACTGCAATATAGGCTGCGGTGGTAGTCGATACACCTGCCTGTCTAGGTTTGGTTACTAAATTACGATTATATTTTTCGTAAGATTTTATAATTTCTTTTTGTTTATGAAACAATTTAAAAGGTACCATACCTTCTTGAGTTAAATCGAATGTCTTTAAAAAAGTTTCGATTGCATAAATTGGTTCACCTAAACAACGTGCGAATATTTTTAGTTGTTCTCCTCTATCCATATATTTTTAATTTAAAACGCTACTACTTTACCTTCTTCCCAATCTTTGTAGTTCGGACCTAATTCATATGTTACATTATTACCACCACCTACTTTTTGTATGATACCAGATTGATTGGCTGCACTCCAAAAAGTAGAAAGTTGTCCACCACTTTCAGTTTGTCCTATATGATTTAAAAAACCTCTTTTAGTTTTTTTAGGTGAGATTGTCACATCTTTAATATAATTTATTAAATCCCTAATTCTCGATTCATCACCTTTTTGGAATGTAATACCTGCGTGTTTTGGTATTAAAGTAATACCATTTTTAGTGGCAAAGTCCTTAACTAATGGTACCAGAATCTCCCTCCTCTCGTTCCACACATTATCTTTTATAATAGATAATTGTGTTATTGCATCAATGGGGTTATAATTTTTAACTGCGTATTCTACTGCATCATATACCAAATTATCAATGATAGATGTAAAACTTTTATTGATGTCGTATTTCCAAGGGAACTTAATCTCTAATTTTATTAACTGTTTTATTTTTTCTAATGGATTACTTTTACTACTTAAAATTCGTTTAGATTCTTTTTCACTAATTAAATCAAATATTTCTGTAATCTTTTCCCCATATTCCATAAGTTTATTACTATGGTAATTAACATTTTCTCTAAAAAAATCTAAAAATATATTATAAAATGTTTCATTATTTAATAGAATTTCTTTATCTAAACCAAACGTACTAAAAAAATCATTTAACCATTCTTCAGTATTTTTATTAATAGTATTATTTTTAAAATATTCTATAAATCTATCCCACCTTTGGTTATCCTCAACCAAAAGTAAATGTTGTCTATTATTAATTATTACTTTCATTATATATTAGAAATTACATGATCAGTCATATCCTCTTCAACCTTTCTACTGTCAGGATAAAAATTATCAATATACGGTCCAGTCAATTCATTACCTTGTTCAATCAAAACCTCATCTAAAACTTCTAAAAAATAGTTTGCGTTATCACCAGGAAATTTACCTGTGGACTCAACATACAGTTTTAAATATGTGTAAAATATATCAGTGACATCAAATTTTAATATATGACCCACTTTTTCACCTTTTTTAATCTCATCCCACTCACCATCTGAACCTAAAAACGATGTTATTGTTTCTTTTATACTATTAAACAGTTCACCCTCAGAGGCACTATTATAAGACCATCTATACATATTTTTTAATTCAATTTTTAAGTCATCAAACATTTGTTCTTCGTCTATCAAATTAAAAAGTGTGTTTTTATCTTCTAATAATTCCTCAGTTAAAACATCTCCGTACTCATCATCTAACGTATTTATCTCATTACCAATGAAATTATTTTCTTTGATGTGTTCTTTTATATGGTTTATTGCCTCATCACTTAATACTTCAGTTACATCATTTTTAAAACTAATATCGAAATCACCGAATATTTCTGACCAATCAGAATCCAATATATCCTCAACTAAATTTTTATCACTAGATATAAATAAATCACTTAAATCCTTCCAATCACCACAAAACATATAAATCCTATCACCCGATTTAATTATATCTCCAAAATCCGAATAGAAAGCCTTATTATCTTTAAGATATTTGTCGAACCAACCAATATTTGTTAGGATTGAGAACGCATCTTCATTATCCACATAATACTCCAATTCTATATCAACTTCATCAATAGGGTTTTGACCTTGATTCATTATGTAAGTAAACACACCCTCAATTACCTCAGTATAACTTAATTGTAATAACTCTTTAATATATTCAATTACCTCAATATATTCTTCAAGATCACCGTATTTTTTTTCAGTGATTTTATTTATTGCGTTTTGTACCCTTTGATTTATCATCACTATTATTTATTAATAAATATTGGTAATAAATAAAAAAATCCCACTTTTGATGGGATCTTAATTTTTATAATGTTATAGATTAAACGTATTTGTGAAGTTCCTCCACTGTTTTGAAGTCTCCGTTATCCAATGCATCATCGATTAATTTCATCAACTCGTTCTTAGACATTTTAGAATAGTCAACTTCATCATTCTTAATATCCATATCATCTTCTTTGGGTTCTTCACCTAAATTGTCTAATATATCACCCATATCATCGTATCCTGTGTCGTTAAACATATCTTCTATACTATCACTACTATCACCCTTATGTAAATCTTTTAATGTATCTACAACCTCTTTACATCTCTGACTTCCACTTAATATTTCTTTCATAAATTCGTGAAATTGTGTTGCGGGTAACTTAGTTAATTCTCTAAATAACCATTGTTTAATATCATAGTTTTCAGAATCGATACACTCTAAAAATTTCTCCCACATACCAGGACCTAATCTCATTCCCCATATCTCACCTTCTGGTGTATCTGCCTTTTCAATAACTTCTTTTTGTTCTTCAAAATCTAAATGATCGTCAGCCCAGTTAATTGCAGATAATTCTAATGTACCTTTAATTAATTCGTGTACTAATAATGGGAAAATCCAAGCCTTAGCGACTACAACTGGAATATCATCACCTTCTTCAACATCGATTCTTTCCATATCATTTTCTTCATCTTTGTCTTCAGGTTTTTCTGCCTTTCTCCATTCGATTTTTTCAACTCCACCTACTTGTCCACCCATAACACTGTCAGGGATAATCCAATATTGGAAATCTGCTAATGACATAAGTTTACCATATAGTCCCATTAATCTAGGGTCTAAAGCATCTAACTCATCCGCAACCATATGGAAAATGTAGTGTCCCTTTTTAGCGGCACCTTGCATAAGTGCGTTAATGACTCTCCTTTTATCAACCTCCATTTCTAACTCTTCCATACGTTGAGCACTTTTAGGTTTTTTAGGTACCTCAAATCCACCATCCTCATCTTCCTCTTCCTCTTCATCAGATTCAATACTTAATTCAGAACCTGGAGGTGTTAAAGTTGCCTCTAACATTTGATCAGGGATATCAAACTCCTCTGATACTATATCAACTGCCAATTGTTCTAATGCCTCTTTATGTCTAGTCTCAATTTGACTAATCTCTCCCATTATTTGGAACATCGTTTGCATCATATCAGGTGTAATATTTCTAACACCGTGATATCTTTTAACTTTGTTAACTATTTCTTTAAACCTTTGTCCTGCCAATTTTTCAGAATAATTCTGAGACTCAGAACCCACAGGTATAGATTTACTCTTACCGAATAAATGTTCACCACTTCTAAGTCTACCCTCTAAATCTGGATTCATCCTTTCTGGGTGTTCAGGATCGTATTCAATAGCCTCAATCAATTTTTTAAGTCTATATTTTTCTTTTATAACTCTATTAGTTACTTCGTTAATAATATTTTTTCTTCTCATATCTAATTTATTTTTTTAACCGTATACAGTACTTACCCACATTTTGAAAGACTCTCTAGCCATTTTTTCGAATACACTTTGTACTTTACTGAGTTCAAAGTCTCCACCACCACTATTTTCAATTCTTGTCATAGCAGCCCTTACCAAAATGTCTCTAATTTCTTGTTTATGTTCCAAAAGATACTCAATTTCTTTTAATTGTTCTTCTAATAGGGTGACATCACTATTCACATAATCTTCGTCATCCTCATCGTAATCATCATTCCCTTCTATTTCATCTCTTAAAGAATCTGGGTCCTTTTTCATCCCATATAACCATCTTTGTAAATCATCCTCAGTCCAATTTAATAATGGAGAAGCCCCATACATATTTATTAAACCACTATTTTTAAGGGATTCAAAATATTTAAATATTTTTACTTTATCAGTCGCAGGCATTTCTCTAATAACAAAGTATTGTCTTTCACCTTGATTATCGGGGGTCTCATTAACACTACTTTTAGAATTAATGTACTCTACTAAATCTTTTTTTTTCATTTTAGGATTAACTGACACATTTTTCCTTCTATGAGATTTTTTGGTGCGAATAGTATCATCTTTCTTTTTTTCTGATTCTTCATCTTCGTTAACAGTAACTGAACGTATTTCACCTTCTTTGCCTTTAACACCGTAAGTACCTTTCTCTAATTTATCGAAAGATGCATCAAACTCGTCTTGATTATAAACAGTCATTTCCTCAGCCTCATCAACAGTATCGATATAACGTTCCATTAATTTACGTCTGGTTGCCCTTTTTATTTCGGATTCATAAATTCTAATTTTGTCACCCATAATCTTAACTATTTACCATTTCTTTATCATATTTTAAAACCATATCCTTTTCATATAGTTTATTCTCTACCGAAGATAAGGGTTCCCCAAATGTAAAGAACAATCTTTTTTCAGGATAATCATCATACCCCTCCATATTTTCCCAAGCCAAAGCGACTATACCGTCAACTGCATCCCACATTGCGAAAGATTCAGAATCTTTAACTAAATCTAATTTTAATGTAGTAAATAAAGAACCACTTTTCTTAATGATACTATCTTCTGGTGGTTCAGGATTACCCAATGAAGGATAAGAATCCCAACCGTCACCATCTATATCTTCTAAAACATCAGAAAATAGGAACTCGTAAACGTAATTCCCCTTCCAGTTCTGACCAATTTTATTAATATAGACTAAATTCATTATCTAAACATTCCTCTTCTTCTGTATGATGGTCTGATTCTTTCTTGATCTAAATCCGCCTTAGGTTTTGGATCAGCCTTTGGTCTCTTTATTTTGTCCCAATCTGTACCAGTTCCTGGTCTAGTTGTAGGTGTTTTAATTCCCGGTTCCTTAACAGGTGCATTAGATCTTAAAAAATCTATGTCCAATTCAATAAAATCGTCATTAGAAGAATTTCTATTATCCATAGAAAAATCTAATTCCCCATCACTATTATTATCTAAATCTAATCTATTAGGTATACCGTCAAAGTCTCTGTCTAAGTCTCTTGTTGCGGATAAATATCCTTGTCTTGTTTGTAATGCATCCATAACTCCCATTTCATCTTCATCGATATGTCTTTTTCTTTTCATACCTCTTAGTTTACTAAAGTCATCTGCAGTTATTTTACCATAAGGTTTTGCAACATCTATCTTTTTTCTACCATCA